CCAGAACCACCTGCGGAAAAGAACTACGTCCTTTAAAAATAAAGCCCTCTTAATCGAGGGCTTTTTTGTGCCTGTTACCTTCTGCGTCTTGGCGTTACTTGTTTCTGCTGTTCTGGGAAAACTATTGCCATGAACACCATTACCATTATTCTTATTGTGTATAAGACAACAAGAATGAATATCAATGTCAAGAATATAATCATTAGAAGTCCTGCAATATTATTCCACCCTCGAACACTATCACCGCAGTATGATCTCGGAGCCATTCTAATGCTTCTTCTTCATAGTCCGTATCATCATCCTCCTCCAGTTTTTCTGGTGGAAGTGGAATCTCAGTATAGTAATTAGATATTTCTTCTATGCTTGCGAACTCTGTGAAATCACATCTTATAGCCACAGGATCATATTCGATTTGCTCACCACAACTATCTTCATATTCCTCAAACCACTCAAATAAAGCATTCAAACCATTGTAAGAAAAGTTATCATTTAATGCAGAATCACCGCAAAATTCATATTTAGATACAGATTTTTTCATTTTACACCTCAGAATTAAAGTTATAGAATTGAGTTTTTAACTCAAAACCATTTTAACACTTGTTAAGCATAAAAACAAGCTAAATATATAACTTTATAACTTTTATAACGCAGCTAAAATAAAACATTAAATAGTAAAAGAAAACATTTTATATAAAAGAAAAGTTATTTCGAAGATCTATAACTTTGGGCTACTAAATATAGCCTGCGGTATGTACCATTTGGCTCTGGAGCCCAGCATTTAATAGGTCTATAAGTATATACCTAAGTAGTATTTTATTTTATACTAAAAGAAAACATTAAACATTAAAAGAAAAGTTATTTTGTGTATTTATATTATTCGCTATAATTTTTATAACTTTGTTTTCTTTTTCTTTTATAGTAAATAGTTTTCTTTTATACTTTATACTTTATACTTTACTATAAAATGTTTTTATGGTACACTACAAACTCACTAAAATTCTAATATAGGTATCAAAATGGCACTCTTAAATCTTGACTTCACACCCGGAGCAATTAACGATCTTAATTCAATCGAGTTACCTGATAATGTGGTTATCCCTGAATACAATCCTGAATACAATCCTGAAACTGAAACTGATCTTGAAGCAAATCATCCACACGCTGAATGGCGAGCTAAGATGAGAGCTAAAGGATATGAATTAACTGATTTAAATAATCCAACTAATTCTACATTAATTCAAAATTCTTTTGAACAAGCTAAATCTAAATGGCGTGACGCTACTACAAGACGCAAGCAAATAGTATCCCAATTAGACCGTGAAGTTCTAGAAGCTCGTAAAGAAATGGATAGTTACCGATGATACGCACAATAATCTATTCCTTACTCCTTGTACCTACACTAATTCTAATCTTCACTGTAATTGTGGGCATTCAATTCTGCAACCTAATCACTACTCATCTTGAAAATGACCTTAAAAATGACCTCTGACGAATACTTATCCATAGTAGACATAATGACTTACATTGGCAGGTCGGAACACTATGTCCGCAAATACTTATCTAGCCCTGATGCTCCAGCACAAGTCTCATCTTCAGTATCCGGTAGACGAGGTATCTCATATCTTAAGTCTGACATTGACAGTTGGCTGAAGTCCGAGTTTGGGATAAACTTCAATAAAGTACAAGAAGTCCTACTGTTATCCCGTAAGTTTAACCCTATCCCTAAACCTTTACGCAAACACGCCCGTTCTTAGCCCATTTTTAGCTGTGGTAGGCTTTTTATCCCATTAGCCTACTACCAGCTTGCCCATCCTAATTATCGTTCAACTCTTAGCATAAAATAGCTTAAATAACAGTTGCAATGTATATATAACAGGTGTAATATAACCCCTAAGCAATGTTGCTTATGTGTCCAAATATGAGGTTTATCCAAATGAAAGCAAATAAAAATTATCTAAGTCCAGCCCGTACAAAATACATTCGATCTTTAACACAGCATCTGTCCACTTTAAAAGTAAATGGTGCTGAGTATCTATCTATCAACTCTTTAATCAACAAGTTTTGGGTAGACGAAATAACTCGTAAAATAGGTTAATATCTAATTGCCAAGGATGGCTTAATTTTTTGGAGTAACAAAATGAAAATGTTTATCGCAACGTCCTTTACAGGTCAAAGTAATCATGGTGTCTTTGACACTATGGAAAAAGCAAAGGCTCAAACTGATGCGTTCCAAGGTTGCCACAAAAAATGGTGTACTGCGGATTGGGTTGACGGTAAGAATCCAGGCGAATGGACTAAGTTCATTTGTGAATGTGGTATGGTTGAATCTGGAATTATTGTTGAAGTTAAATTAAATGAGGAATGGTAATGATTGATCTTAGAAATATTAAAATGATCCCAGCTTTGCACTTAGCAAAGGTCTATGAAGTGACACCTAGGAATCTTTATGTTGAAAGATATGATGATAAAGAATTCTATCGAGTTCGAAGTATTGTCCATGATGAAGTAAATAAAGGTATGTTGTTTCTGGACATAAATGATTATCCTATTCTTGAGTTATTTGATGTTTGTCCAGATACTTATGTAGCTACTTATAATGTGGCTACCCATGCTACAGAATTAAATATGTATTTTAATCCTGAGCAATTTGATTCATGTGCAGATCGTTGGTTTTTTATAAAATTAGGGGAATAAAAATGAGTGATATAACAGAAGTAAGATTGTACGAAGCTATGGACGGTAGACGTTTTAACACTTGGGAAAAAGCGTTTAACCACAATAAAGTAGTAGAAATTATTGATGCTAATCCTAAAATTAAAAATGGAGATGCGTATGATGCTATATCAGAACTGTTAAACAAAGGCTGGTTAATTCTATCACCACTTGAGGAAACAATATGAGGGACTTACATTTAATTCCGGCTTATGGTCGTGACTACAAATCTAAAGCTGGTGTTTTAGCTGATTGGGACGAGGGTAAAGATTTCAAACTGGTTCCTGAGGGTTGTTATGTTTCTAAACGTGACCTTAGTGAGAAGGTTACTGGCATTATATTCCGGTACGCTAACTTAAGAAAAAGTTTCGTAGTTTTTCCTAACGCTAATTAATCTTCATAGGCATTGGAAACAGTGCCTATTTGGATGACATTCGTTATCATTAATTAATAGGAGTAAGACATGAAAAAGAAATATTTCCTGCATCATTTAGATACCTGTACGCCAGACTACTTCCGTGGCTACCACAATGATGTAGTCCAAGTTGTTGTTGATGGTGAGACTACTTATGCAGATATAAAAAGCATGCTTCTTGACCTTTATTGGAGTGTTGACCACATTGATGATTTAGATGATGATGGTTATAAACTTGCTGTAGAAACTATGTTTGAGGGTGTTGAGGATATGACTGTTGTGATAGATAATTCTATTGAAGTATGCCCTGAAGATGAAGATTTGTGGGAACAATGCTACATGTTTTTTGGTTTAGATACTGTTGACGAGGATGAAGAAAATGTTTGAGAAAAATAGCGATTTAAAATATACGAAGATTGGTAATGTTCAAGAAGATTTCTATACTTATGAATGGCTTCTTGTCACAAACCTAAATGAAAATATTCTTGATGAAGAATTAGCCGAGTACAAAGAGTATTTTGAACAAGAACATTGTTATAACAACGGTGTCTACTTTTGTAATTCTGTAACTATGTTTCGCAAAGGTGATTCTGAAGATCAATTAATCGTAATAGTTAATCATGGGATGGACGTGTAATGCCAATTTTAAATACACCAGAACAAATTGAAAAGTATAGACTTGCGGTTATTAGAAGTGCGTTAGGTTTAGAAATGAAAGGTTTGAAGTTTAGAACTTCAGCTAATAAGACAGCTTGCCGAATGTTAGGATTGCGAATCGGTACTCCTAGAGCAGTAACTTTTGCTACTCTTACCAAATACATAGAAAGTATGTAGAATTATAAAGATAACGCTTGTAAAATAAAACTTGCAAGCGTTAAATTTACATGGTATATTATAGCTGTAGTAAAAATTAAATTATCTTAACAAAAGGGGAACAGCATGGCTAGAAAGAATCCAACTAAAGTAGTAGTAAAAGCGGTAGAACAACACCGTGATTTTATCCGTCACTGTAGTGATAGGCTTAAGGATCAGCGTGAAAGACCTGAACAAGTTGCCAGTTGGATTAGGCAATCAGAAGACCGATGGATTGGTATGGCAGAAGGTGCTAACGTGATGTTAGAATGCTTGCTTCACGACCAGAATTGCTACAACGGGTACTGTTACTTGGGTGAAGATGGTGGTATGTACGCTCATCCTGAAGATGATGACTTTTGTGAATGGCGTAGAAATTACTTTTAATTTAGGAGAACTAAGATGAATATGTTATTAAATGCTTTAATGTCTAATCAGTCATCTACCAAAATAAATGTGGATGAGGAACGCCTTGCGCCTGGATCAGTTGTTGTGGTTAGATCAGGTTTCGGTGGCGATGCACCAGAAGTAGTTACCTTGGATGGTTTTGAATGGGGCGGTAAGAATGGTAGAAATACCATTGACTACATTGATAAGTCTGGCGATGGTCGTTGGGCTTATACAGATCAAATTGTTCGTGTAATATCATACTAAGGGGAATATAAAATGGATAAGAAAAATATTTTAGCTGTACTGTTAATAGGTCTTATAATTGGTTTTGTTATTGGAGCTAAGTTTATGCAAGATGACAAAAGTTTTAAACTGCACAAGACTCGTAGTGGAACTTTTATCATAGATGACCATGATAGCAAAGGTTCCCACATTTTTGAAGTATTGGAGCTACCCACAAACAAGGCTTCATTCCAAAACCAAGATATAGGTTATGAGAAATGAGCCTCATAACGGAGTGCGTTGTTGCAGGATTTGACATGGAAGTCGAATATAATTTTGAACCTGCCACAATAGGAATTTATTCAGGTCCTTGGGACGGTAGTTATCCTGATTCATGCGAAGTAATTGAAATCCTATCAGTAATGTGTGGTGAAGTAGATTTAATCCTTGTGTTGAATGAGGAATGTTTAGCCAGTATTGAAGAACAAATCTCCAATGGTCATAACGATGTTGACCGAGATTACGATTAACTAATTTGATTGCCGGAGCCACTACTCCTCAGGATATATTTCCTGCAAGGACGCTTAAGGCTACTCTGACAGCTTGAAATAGTATTAATGCTCTAATAATAAGGACGGCGGGCTTTATCATGCTTATTATTTGGAGTGAACCCCAGTGGCTTGAATGTACGGGATAATTAATACGTCAGAACTTTTTAATTAACTAATGGAATTTTATATGACTTTTAAGATTGGTGATAATGCTGGAGCAAATAACTTTAATTACCGTAAACCATCTAACTATGATTGGTTAAAGACGGTAGCTTCTAATTCTCCTATTAGAGTAAAAGATATTTGTGATATTTTTGGATTTACAAGTAGTGCTTTGAATTTAAGATTAGCAAAAGGTCATTTTCCTAAAAATGATTTTAAAAGAGTAATAAATAGGGATAATAGACTTTCAAACGGGCTTAAAAGTTTTCCTATGACAACTAGATTATGGAAAAAAGAAACCGTACTAACTGAAATATTAAGAATTGAAGCACTTTTAGCTGTAGGGAATTAGTATGTATCCTGAATTAAAGTCAAAAGAGCAATTACAAGAAATGTTGGTTGGTCAATCAACAGAATCTTTAAAACAAATAATTGAAATATCTAAAAAGCATGCTTCTGATATAAACAGAATGATTTGTTATGCTAATCGAGAACTAAAAAATAGGCGAAAAAGAATACAATAGATTAAAAATTAACACTTGCAATTACAATTTAATCCTATTAAACTGTAACGCTTTTCAAAATAGGAAAATTATAATGAGTCATTTAGAAGTATTTAATACTAAGTATATAACCTCTGGTGAAATTTGCAAACAGCTAAATATCCCGAGAGCTACTATAGTTTCATGGAAAAATAACGGTAAACTTCCCAATGCCATTGAAGTTCCAGGAATCCAATTAACAATATGGGAAAGGGAACCTTTATTACCATTGTTAAAAGAATTACAAAAAAACCTCAATAAGAGACGTGGTTTAGAAAAATAAAGGAAACGGTATGCCGTTCAGTAAAATTCCAAATGATTTAAAAGAAAGACGGCAATGGGCTTTGAGTGGTGAAAATAAAGCTCCTTTATCAACAAACGGATCAAACGTATTTAATATATCAGTTATTGATCCAACTTATTTATTAACTTTTGAAGAAGCTGTACATTATTCAAAAACTCTTAATTTGAATTTTGGATATGTACTAACTAAAGATGACCCATTTACTTGCATTGATTTAGATGTAGTAGATCAGGAAAGTCAAACTCGAAAGTTACAACCAATAGACCGTACTAAATGGACTACACAAGAACATTTGAATCGGTATTGGAGCATAGTTCAAAATCTAAAATCATATACTGAACATTCTAAATATGGAAAAGGTATTCATATTTGGGTAAGAGGTAATATTGGTTCTGGTATGCGTAGGGATGGTGTTGAAGTATATAGCCAAGAACGCTATATGATTTGTACTGGAAACACATTAATTAATCACCCTATTGTGGATGCACAAGCATTTTTAGACAGTATGCAACTGCAGATGAAACCTCAGATTGTTAAGACTGGTTTGGAAGAGTTACCACAAGAAATGGACGATAACGCTATTATAGAAATGGCTATTAATGCTTCTAATAAGGATAAATTTAATCTGTTGTGTAAAGGTGATACTACAGGATACCCGTCACAATCAGAAGCTGATTTAGCTTTATTGTCTATGCTTACTTTTTATAGCCCTTCTAATGAACAATGTAGACGTTTATTTAGAATGAGTAGTTTAGGTCAAAGAGAAAAAGCTGTAAAAAATGATACTTATCTTAATAACACTTTGCGTGTTATAAGAACAAGGGAACAAAATACAGTACAGGCTGATTTAAGTCAGATATCTATTGCTGCTGATTTAGTAATGGAGTTACAAGGTTTTAAGAAAGCTAGTGAGTTTTTACATAGTACTGAGAATACTAATGACAAAATCTATGATAAACCTACAAGTGCTGCATTTGCGGAAAAGTTTAATTTAGATAATGATGAAGTATCCAATGACCCTAATGTATTAGATTACCCCCCAGGACTTACTGGCAAAATTGCACGTTACATATATAATTCAGCACCTAGACCTGTAAAGGAAGTAGCTATTGTGGCTGCGTTAGGGTTAATGTCAGGTATATGTGGCAAGGCTTATTCAATCACTCAGTCTGGGCTTAATATGTATATCATACTTATAGCTAGATCAGGTATTGGTAAAGAAGCTTTGCATAGTGGAATATCATCTTTAATGACTGCTGTTACAAGTCGTGATCCTGTTTGTATGCGATTTGTTAATTTTACAGAATTTGCTTCAGGTCCAGCTTTAATAAAAACTGTTATAGATAATAATAGTTTTGTAAATGTGGCTGGAGAATGGGGACGTAAATTAACACGTTTAGCTAAGGATGATGGTCGTGATACTGCCATGCACTCTTTAAGAACTGTTATGACGGATTTATACCAAAAGTCGGGACCTCAATCTATTGTGGGTGGCTTAACCTATTCTAGTAAAGATAATAATGTGGCTTCAATTTCTGGTGTCTCATATTCCATGATTGGTGAAACAACTCCTGGAACTTTCTATGAATGTTTAACACCTAGTATGATGTCTGATGGTTTTTTATCTAGGTTTAACTTATTTGAATATTCAGGGGAGCGACCTCCTTTGAACACAAAACAAATAAGACAACCAGATGCAATATTATCGGATCAATTATCTGAATTATGTTCTCATTGCTCTGTATTAATTAATAAAGGTGATAATTCAAGTGTTCAGCGATCTAGTGAAGCTGCAAGAATTATTGCACAATTTGAATTAGAATGTGATAAACAAATTAATAGTTCAGAAGATGAATCATGGCGACAAATGTGGAATCGTGCTGCTTTAAAAGTTACAAAGATGTCAGCTTTACTAGCGGTAGGAAATAATTTTATGTTCCCTGTTATTCAAGACACAGATGTAGCTTGGGCGTTAAAAGCAGTTCGTAAAGATATAGGTTTAATGGAAAATAAAATGGCTAGTGGAGAAATCGGTGTTACTGATAATGCTAGGGAACGTAAACTACTTAATATAATGAAGAAGTATTTACAAGAACAACCTTCCGCTGGTTACAAAGTAATAGAGTCTATGAGAACTTTAGGTATTGTTTCTAGAAAATATCTACAAATGAAGATTTCTAATTGTCCACCATTTGAAAAATATCAATATGGTTCTGGTAGAGCACTAGACAGCACAATAAAATCTTTATGCGATAGTGGTTATATTGTAGAAATGGCTACTGCTGAAGTTTCTAGTGCTTTTAATTTCCACGGTAAGGCATACCGTATTCTTGATGTAAGTAACATAAAATAACAGTTGCAATTAATAACAGTTGTGTTATTATTAGCTGTACCAAAAATAAAAATAATCCACCACACCAATCCAACTGGAGTACGAAAATGTCAGTAAATATTAAGAAATTAGAGTTATGGTATAAAATGCAGGACGATTTAAAAATACTTCGTGATGCTGAATCTTCATTACGAAATGAAATTTTTAAGGACGCATTCCCATCACCAAAGGAAGGTACAAATAAAGTTGATTTAGGGGAAGGTTGGATTCTTAATGCAACTTTGCCAATCACTAGAAAAGTTGATATTGCAGCTTTTCTTGCAATGAAAGAACAACTTGAAGAAGCTCATATTAGCCCTGATAAGATGGTTAAGTTTTTACCAGAACTTGAAATTAAGCAATATCGTTGTTTAACTGAAGAAGAAGTACATTTAGTTGACCAGTTTCTAATCATTAAAGAAGGTTCACCACAAATGAAAGTAGTACTTCCTGCATCGGCAAAAAGACAAGGTTTTGAGGAATAATGAATACTCAAAAAGATTATAGAGTAACAGTAAAAGTTAGAAATAATAACCTTTTAAAATTAATTGAACATAATGGATTTGGAGTAATAGAAACAGCAGAACTTATAGGAATAACTTACCAAAGTTTAAACTCCTATATCAATATGACAATATCACCATTATTAGGAAAAACAGAAAACTTAAAAATTAGTGCAGAAAAAATATGTGAATATTTTTGTACTATGCCTTATGAGATTTGGTCAGAAAATCAATTAATAGCTTTAGAAACAAATAAAAAAGATATTGAAGTTTCCTATCAAAATCTTATTTGTTTAGAAAAATCAATTAACCCTTTAAAAATGATACAAAATAATGAATTTATAAAAGATTTTGATGATTCATTAGAAACTACTCTTAATTCAAGAGAACAAAAAGTAATTAATTTAAGGTATGGAATAGATGGAGAATGTAAAACACTTGAAGAAATAGCAAAAGTTTTTAACATTACGCGTTCAAGAGTAAGACAAATTGAAGATAGAGCATTAAGAAAACTTAGAACACCAGAATCTAATATGAAAAATGTATATGAAACTTATTTAGAAAGTCGGTAGGAATAATAATGAAACCAATGTTAGCATCAGATGCAAATTTAGAAAAAATTAAATTCCCTTGTATGATACAACCTAAGATTGATGGTGTTCGTGCAATGTACTTAGAAGATAAACTTACTGGTCGTAGCCTTAAGCAACATAAGAACCATTATGTTAATCATTTCTTTAGTGACCCTATGTTTAAGGGCTTTGATGGGGAAATGATTGTAGGTAATTATCCAATGCACCCTGATTTATGTAGAAATACCAGTAGTGCTTTAGGTAGTTATGAAGGAACTCCTTTCACTACTTGGCATATCTTTGATTACATTACTGAGGAAACTATTAGTTTACCTTATTATAAAAGATTGCAAATGGCTGAAAAGGTTATTTCTACTATTAAAGAAAAGTATAGTTTATTAGGTTCTCATTTAGAAGTATTACCTTTTATTATAGTTGATAGTATAGAAAAATTGAATGAATGGGAAGATAACTGGCTTATGCAAGGTTATGAGGGATTGATTATTCGTGATCCTCATGGCAATTATAAACAGGGACGTAGTACTGCTAAAGAAGGCGGTTTGCTTCGTGTTAAGCGTTTTATGGATGCTGAAGCTATTGTGGCTGCACTTGTAGAAGGTGAAGAAAATTTAAATGAGAAACAAGTTAATGAATTAGGAAGATCATTTCGCAGTAGCCACCAAGAAAATAAAATTGGTAATGGCATGGTTGGAAGTTTAACTTGCCAATTAAAAGATGATGTTTTTGATAGTAACGGTACTATCCTTTTTAATAAAGGATATTTTATAACTGTAAGTCCTGGGAATATGCCACATACTGAAAGATTACATTACTTTGGGAATCAACAAGAAATACTTGGTAAAACAATTAAGTTTAAATTCTTTCCTAAAGGTATTAAAGATAAACCAAGATTTGCAACTTACCAATCAATTAGAAATGAAGAGGATATGTAATGAACATTCCCAGTAACTTTACTTTACAAGAACGAATGAGTTGTGGAAACTTTGACCAACAAACTTCTGACCTAATTGAACAAACAATAGATAAACTTTTTGTTTATGAAAAAGAAATTGAAGTATTAAATAGTCGTTGTGAACGGTATTATGAACAGATGCAGTTTTGCAAAGACTTTATTGCTGAAGCTATGGATATACTTCGTAAAGCAGAATTAAAAGCTGACTTTATTGAAGCAAGGCAGTATATAGAAATGTTGTTAGAAAACAGTTACGTTGAACTTTAAGGAAATAAAATGAGTATGTTAAATAGTATAACCACAGGTGTATCCAGTTCGGGTATTCGTATGGTTATCGCTGGACAAGAAAAAATGGGTAAGACTACATTAGCTTGCAATGCTCCTAATACATTACTGCTTCCTATGGAAGTAGGTTATGCTGGTGTAAATGTTGCTAAAGTTCCAATTTTGAATAAGTATGAAGATGTACTACAATTAATAACTGAGATTACTACTTATGCACAATCTGGTCAATTCCCTTATAAAACATTAGTGTTTGATTCTGTTACTGCGTTAGAAAGATTAATACATGAATATGTTTTAAGATTAGATGTAAGTAGTAAAGGTGGTAAAAATAAGTCAGTTACAATGGAATCAGCTCATGGTGGATATGGCAAGGCTTACACAATGGCAAATTCTTTATTTGAAGAATTTCTACAACAACTTGATGTTCTTGCTGTGTATGGTGGAATTAATATCGTCCTTACTGCACATGTTTTTAGTGCTAAAATAAGTGATCCTACTGTTGGGGAATATGACAGTTGGGAATTACTACTACATTCACCAAAGAATCAAAAAACCTATGGTAAACGAGAAATATTTACCCAATGGGCAGACGTTATTGGTTTTCTTTATGAACCTCTTTACCTTATAGAAAATACCACAACTAATTCAAGTAGAGGTATTTCACAAAATAAAGGTAGAGTATTAGCAGTTTCAAGAACCCCTGCTTACCTTGCTGGAAACCGTTTTGGTTTAATAGGTGAATTACCTATACCAGCACCTCCTACTAATGGTTGGAATGCGTTTGCACAAGCGTTACATGCTGTTTCTGGCGTTGACGTTTATACACGATAACATAATGTGTCTATAGCTTATCAGGTGTTATAGACACTCTTTTTTAAACCTGTAACAAAGGAAATTAGAATGGCAACATTAAATTTTAACGCTCTAGAAGTAGCACCAGACATGGGTGTATTGGATCCATTACCGGAAGGTTGGTATAATGTGATGATTGATAATAGCGAAATCTCACCTACCAAAAATGGTGACGGAGCTATTTTAAAACTTAGATTTAAAGTAGTGGATGGCAATTTTGCCAATCGTTCAGTTTATGGTAGATTGAATATTCGTAATGCTAATGAAATTGCACAAAGAATTGCACTTGCACAATTATCAGCTATCTCACATGCAGTTGGAATTATGCAAGTATCAGATAGTCAGCAATTACATAGCATACCTTTAAAAATCAGAATTAAAATTGAACAACAAGAAGGTTATTCACCAAGCAATGAAATTATTGCTTATAAGAATATCAATGAAGCTGTAGGAGTTGCACAAGCTGCACCTGTAGCTATATTGCCACCAGTTGCACCTGTTCTTCAACCAATCCCTACATTTGTACCGCCTGTTTCAATGGCATTAGCTACTGGTGCTGCACCAGCTATTTTTGGTGCTGCTCCAGCTATTTTAGGTGATGCACCAGCGCAAGCATGGGCGCAACCTGCTCCTGTAGCTCAACCAGTTGCTATTGAAGTTCCACAAGTTGCTCAACCTGCTCCTGAACCAGCTACGGAAGCAGCATTTGACCCAAGTCAACCACCTGCTTGGATGACAAAATAATCCTTTAACATAGGAGTTTAAGCCCACCTAAGACGTGGGCTTATATTATGAATAATAATGTCCGTATCGCACACAAAACACTTGCTCTTATCGAGCAAAAAATCAATGAAGATCAAGGTTCAAAGTATCGTGAAAATCTTGGCAAAGTTATTAGTCATATCGGGGATGCTTATTCTCCCGATAACACACCATTCAGAAGTCACATGGGAGCTTCACTCATTGGTGGAGAATGTAAACGGGCTATTTGGTACGGGTTTCGATGGTTTACTCGTCCTAATTATGATGGGCGTCTTTTACGTTTATTTAATCGTGGACATCTTGAAGAAGCTAGATTTATAGCAATTTTATTAACTATAGGATGTGAGGTATATCAACAAGATGGTAACGGAAAACAGTTTCGTATTAGCCATAGTTCTGGGCATTTCGGGGGCAGTAGTGACGGTATCGTCTTTAACATTCCTGATTATCCTAATGAATATGTTTTGGCAGAATTTAAAACGCATGGTGAGAAATCTTTCATAACTTTAGAAAAAGATGGTGTAGAAAAAACTAAGCCTGAACATGTAGTACAGATGAATATTTATATGGAGAAAATGAATATTCCGGTTGGGCTTTACATGGCAGTAAATAAAAATACGGATAAGTTGTATGCTGAAATTATTGTGGCTAATAAAGAAATTGCTAGTAGCCATCTTGATTTAGGAACTGAATTAGTATTTTCAATGGAACCACCTAACAAAATAAGTAGTAGTCCTGGATACTATAAATGTAGATTTTGTGACCACAAACCAGTATGTCATCTTAATGGTGAACCAGATTATAACTGCCGTACTTGCTCATTTTCAAAACCTATAGATAATGCAGAATGGTTATGTACATTTACTGGTGAATTAATATCTAAAGAATTACAACTTAAAGGATGTAATACCTATTCGAGAATTGCATGATTGAACCTCGTTATTATCAATTAGAATGTAATGATGC